CTATGGAGAGTACAAGAACTTGTAAGTAGTATCTGGATTTATTCAGTATGAAAGCATACTCGTTGAAGTAGGAATGAAACATAAAGGTTTATAGACTTTTTATAAGTTTTCAGTAACGGGTTATTGTAAGGAGTGAAGTTATGTACAAGTATGAAAAGAAAAAGATTCCTCCTAAGATGCTAAACAAGTATATCAGAGATATGATAAGAAAAGATAGCAATATTCAGCTTAGTGAGAGAGATATGTATAAGGTTTTTGATAGTATGGAATACGCTATTAAAGAGTTATTGATGTCTGGTTACTCATTTAAGTTGTTTGGGGTCAAGTTCAATATGGAACATGTTGACCCTGTAATATATAGAGATGTTAGAGATAGGGAGATTAAATTGAGTCGACCTTATCTCAAGCTAAAGGTTAGAGTCCCAGAAGAATTTCAGAGGGCTATTAAAGAGAGAACTAGGTATGATTCCAGCCAACCACCTAAGTTATTAGGGGTAACAAAAGAGGAATTACCTAGAGATATGTTGAGTATTTTTGAGGAGGAATAATTATGACAACAACAATGAAGATGACTATCCACGAAGCACTAGCTAAGAAGAAACTTCTTGCAAAGCAGATTGAAAAGCTAACAGATAACCTTGAAATTGCTGCTGTGGCTAAAGCTAGTAAAGATGTGCTTGAAAATGGAACTAAGAAAACAGAGTTCAAGAAAAATAAGAAAGCTGAATATCAGAAGATAAGAGATTTAATCACTCTTAGGAACAATATCAGCAAGGCTATAATCTTGTCCAATGCCACAACTAATGTGGTAATAGCAGGTCAAGAAATGACAGTAGCAGAGGCTATTGATTTAAAGTCTAACATTTATATGTACTCTGAATTGATGATGGCTATTAACGATGATAAAACTGTTGCAATGAAAAATCTTGAGAAGATGAATAAGTCTGTAGATAAAGATATTACTACTATGACTAACTCTTTAATGACTGGCGATAAGGAGAAGCAGGCGAATTAGAGAATATCATCAAGAGATACAAAGAAGACAATGGTTATGAGATAGTTGAAGCCATAGATTCAACTAAGGCTATGGTTGAACTACATGAGTTCATTGATGACTTCACATTGAATGTAGACTTTGTATTATCTACATCTAATGCCTTGACAACCATAGAGGTTCAGGCATAGATTAACAATTGAATAATAGTGTGAATAATTAAATAATAGTGTGTCGGACTTGCGAAAACTTGTAACTTATATTCCCACTTGACTTAGGGGTTATTGAGTCACAATAGAAGAAAACATTAGCTTATGCAACAAGTGTAATGATTAGATTATTTTGAGAATCTATTCTAATAGATAAAAGCTCAAAGGTCAAATCTCAAAGGCTAAACTTCAAGACTCAAATTTCAATTTACTAAAGGTCAAGTTATAAATAACAAAGTTCGTACAAATCCTTGGTTATTGGTTCGAGTGTTAATATAATTGACTCAAAGTTCCCACAAGGCTGCAGGTTCGACTCATTTATATATACTGATTAGGGCTATATAGACCCTCTCATATACTTTCCTCCTTTCTAAAGATTTTGATGCTAAATAAATGTCCAGTAAGACAACATAAAGTATATAGCCCTAATTTGTGTATATAAGTACACTGTAGTATATTAATTGACCTCCTAGTAGTTGATATATGTAATGGTGGGGATTAGCCAAGTTGGTTAAGGCACATGACTTTGACTCATGTATTCGTGGGTTCAAGTCCCTCATCCCCAGCCAATTGTCGGGGTGTGGTGCAGTTTGGTAGCATGCATGATTTGGGTTCATGAGGTCGGAGGTTCGAATCCTCCCACTTCGACCAATTTTGCGACGGAAATTCGTTTCCTTCGCACAACTTTAATATCGCAGATTAGTAGTAATGGTAACTCGTTGGACTCATTATCCAAAGTTAGAGGTTCGAATCCTCTATCTGCAACCAATTAAAATATATCGGTGTAGTTCAGTTGGTAGAACACTTGACTTTTAATCAAGAAGTCGTAGGTTCGAGTCCTATCACCGATACCAATAGCAATAAATGAGAGAGGGGAAAAATATGACGATAGCAGACAGTAATTTGAAGTGGCTATGCTCAAGAATATTACATGAAGGCAGCTCAACAGAAGGGGAAAAAGTTAGACCTAAGTATGCTGATGGAACACCATCTCATACTCTATTTATAAATCAAGTCTATGAGTCATTTGACTTATCTAAAGGCGAATTGCCAATAGTAACGCTTAGACAGACAGCATGGAAATCTGGTATCAAGGAAATTCTATGGATATATCAAGACCAAAGCAATGACTTAGACCTACTTAGAGATAAGTATGGTATTACATGGTGGGATGATTGGGATATTGGAAACAGGACTATCGGGCAAAGGTATGGGGCTACAGTCAAGAGATATAGGCTTATGGACAACTTATTAGAGGGGCTTATAAATGAGCCATATGGTAGAAGACATATAATCAATCTATACCAATACCAAGACTTTAAGGAAACAGCAGGGCTTTTCCCTTGTGCAATGGAAACACAATGGTCTGTCAGGGGTAAGTATTTAGATATGACTCTTATACAGAGGTCATCAGATTTACTTGTCGCAAATGCTATCAATAAAATTCAGTATGTAGCATTACAAATGATGGTAGCAAGACATGTTGGATTAAAACCAGGAACATTTTGTCATTATACAAATAATGTTCACATCTATGATAGACATATTATACAGGCAGAAGAAATTCTAAAGAGAGAACCTCAAGAAGATGGGCATAAGATTAAACTGGTATTGAATCCAGATAAGACTAACTTCTATGATTTCACTATAGATGACTTTACTTTAGAGAATTACAATCCAGTAAAGCCTAACTTAAAGTTTGAGCTAGCAATATAATTTAACAAGAGGAGAAAAATAATTATGGCAAAGAAAACAATTAAATCATCAACAGCCAAGGGAAGGCTAGAAAGAATTGGAGAAGAACTAATATTCCAGGAATTAGATAAGAATGGAAACATAATCAATGAGATTTCTGTAATTGATTTCGTAGATGATTACATAGGAGAATATGGAGTCTCTATGACAATTGGCTTTGATAAAGAGTTCTAATCAGGATAACAAGTAAATATACAATACATTTGGAAGGTAGCAGCTTAGGTTGTTACCTTCTTTAGTTATGAGAAAAAAATTATGGGAGAAGAGTTTATGGAGAAAAAAGAGATTATAAATCTCATGTTAGGAAAGCTCAATAGAGAGAGGTCTGAATCATGGGAAGATATATCAAAAGCTACTGGTCTTAATTTTGCACCAGACCACCTAAGAAAGATGTCATATGGTGTCAAGTTATATGATGAGTACCTTGAAGAAGAAGGAAGAAAACATAGACAAGGAAAAGATATAGAAGATATTGAAGAAAAGCTTTTAGAATTAAAAAAAACTAGAAAACAGATACAAGACGAAAGAACTCTAGCCAATAAGCAGATTAGGGCTTTGGCAAGAGTTGAAGATTTTGTCAATATAATGAGAGATGAGTTAGAACTTTTGGCTTATGAAAAGCCTTTAGAGATAACTAAATCAACATATATAAAAGAAAATGAGAATGTGGGAGTCTTGCTATTATCTGATATACATTATGGTATAGGCATTGATTCACCTATAAATAAATATAACCCAGATATAGCCAGAGAAAGAATGAATCAAGTGATAAATGATGTTGTGAGGTATTGCAATCTACACAAAATCAATCACTTGTATATTTTTGAATTAGGAGATACAATATCAGGTCATATACACAACAATCTAAGGTTGGAAAACAGAATTAATGTAGCAGGACAAGTTATAGGTGCTTCTGAAATGCTATCCACTACTCTATTTGAGCTAGCTAAGAAAATAGACAAGATAACCTTTACTATGGTAGAGGGCAACCATGATAGAATGTTACCTAAGAAAGACGACAACTTAAATGAAGATAGTTTCTCTGCATTAGTACAAGAGCTAATCATACAAAGAACTAAGAACATAGCTAACTTAACTATAATTCCAGCAGTTGGGCAAACGCTTTCCTCAGTAACTATAAAGGGTTACGCTTGCGTTGGAGTTCATGGAGATAAAGATAAACCTCAAACAGTAATTGAAGGTCTAACAGCTTTAACTGGCAATGTTCCAGATTATGTGTTTATGGGGCATTTCCACAATGCTAATGAGTTTACTGTAAACCAATCAGAGGTTTTAGTTAATGGGTCATTTAGTGGTACTGATGAGTATGCTTACAACATCAGGAAGAACTCAAAGCCTATTCAGAAGTTCTTAGTCTTTAATGAAGATGGAAGATTGTGTACTTATAATATAAACCTTATGAATAAATCTAATTAATATAAATGTTGGGCTTATGCCCTTCATCCTAAGAGTATCAAGGTTTGGTGCTTTTAGGATGCTATCCAAATTTTGTTTGGGTAGTTACATAATTTTTTCTCCCCTATGTGATGATGGGGAGTTATCCACTCCCCTATTTGCATAGAAAGGAAGTGAGAAAAATGAAGCAACAATCAAGAGATAAAATAAATCCAGACTATTCCTCAATCACAAGATGTGGTGCTTGTAAGGAAGATAAGATAATGGCTGAATTTTACTGGACTAATAATAGTCTTTACAATTCAGACGGATACTTCCCTATTTGCAAGACTTGTCTAATCAGTAGATATAGAGAGTTAATAGTCATGTATGAAGGAGATTATATCCTTGCATTAATGCACTTGTGTTTGAATTTCGACTTTCCGTTCTATATAGACCTTGCTAGAGAGATAATTTCTAGTAAAGACCCAGACTTAACATTACAAAATTATATGGATGGGATAATGAATAAGGTCGGAAGAAAGGGAGCATTTTCCAACAAAAAAGACACCGTTGAGTCCATAACTAAGCTTATGGAAAGAGGCGGTCTTATGAGTGCAGGAATTGATGATGAAATAAGCAAATTCAAAGTTACAAAAGATGTTGTAAAAAGATGGGGAGAAAAATATGATAAGGCTGATTTATACTTTTTGGAAAATCAGTACAATGAACTATTAGACACTTTCTCTGGGACTACTCCTATAGAGAAAAACCTTTATATGCACTACTCTTTAAATGAGTTGGCTATAAGAAAAGCAAGAGAAGCTGGAGACCAAAAGACAGTAAATGATATTACCAATATCCAGCAAAAGATTATGAATGACGCTAAACTAAAACCAACACAGGATAATTCTGCTCAATCAGATGAAGTATTGGTTGGAATGTTTATCAAGGGTATTACTGAAAACGCACCACTCATTACTAAAGATAGTAAATGGGTTGATACTGATGGTATTGGAGAATTAGTGCAAAAAGAGATGATTTCTACTATGTACAAATCTTTAGGCGTGTTGAAGTAATGGCTAAGAACAAACAAGAGTGGAATTTCCATTCTAAAACAAAAAAAAGAAGGACTATTCCTTCCAACAAAGAAACAGCCTATAAAAAATCTCTTAAAGAGTGGGTGATGTTTTGGAGAGAAAACCCTCACAGGTTCGCTCAAGATTATCTAGGAATCAGGTTAAAATGGTTTCAAGAAATGATTATTTACGAGTTTGATAAGAATACAAATAGTATTTTTATAGGAACAAGAGGAGTTGGAAAATCTTTCTTAACAGCAGTATTCGCCTGTTGTATGGCTATTCTCTACCCTAACTCAAAAATAGTTATAGTTTGTGCTACAAAGAGCCAGGCTATGGAGTTGGTTAACTCAAAAATTGAAAAAGAATTGTGCAATATGTCAATTATGCTTAGGAAAGAGATTAAAGAATTTCAATCCAAGCAAGACCAAAAAATAGTAGCGTTTAAAAATGGGTCTACTATTTTAGCGACCAACGCAAGTGTTAATCGTAGAGGTATAAGAGCGACAATTCTTATAGTTGATGAGTCAGTTCAGGTAGACAAAAATATTCTTGAAAGCGTTTGTCAACCTTTCTTGAACAACATTCCTCAATATAATTATAGGAAGAATCCAAAGTGGAGTACCTATTCAGAATATGAGAATAAGACAATTTATCTGACTTCTGCCTGGTTAAAGGCTCACTATTTTTATCAAGACTATTATTGTCCTTTTATAAAAAAGATGTCGAAAGGGCAAGAGACTTTTGTTATTAATGTTCCAGTTGCAACTTCAATAAGAGAAGGATTAATTAGTGAATCTAGGGTTGAAGAATTGAGAGAAACAATGGATGCTATAAGTTTTCTTATGGAAACAGAAGCAGTATTCTTTGGGGAAAATTCTAATGCTTTCTTTAAACTTGATGAAGTAGATAAGTGTAGAAGAATTACAGACGCATTCTATCCACCAGACTCTGCTCAATGGGTGGCAGAAAAAGATAAGAAAGTAAAATCTTGGGAAATCCCTAGAGTTAAGGATGAGATAAGAGTCTTATCAGCCGATATAGCTCTACAAGCAGGTAAAATCAATGACAACTCTATTTACAGTCTTGTTAGGCTTATACCTAACGGAAAGACATGGAAGAAAGAATTGGTTTGCATGGAATCATATAATGGACTTCAAGCAGAGTTTCAGGCATTAAGACTTAAGCAGTTATTCTATGACTTTGGCTGCGACAGAATGATTATAGATGCTCATGGTGTTGGTATGACAGTATTTAATGAGCTAACAAAAGAAATTTATGATAATGAAAGAGGTATAACCTATCCAGCATGGACTTCATATAATAGAGATGGTGATTATGATTTTGGAGAATTGGATGATGATGGTGCTATAGCTCTAATGTATGCTATGAAAGCTTCTTTAGACTCAAATCACGAGATGGCGATTAAGCTAAAATCAGACTTTTTAAGTGAAAAATTCTTATTGCCAGACAATGAGATAAACATAAAAGAATTACTTGGTAAGACCATAGGGTTAGCTTCTCTATCTGGAGAAGAACAAGCAAAACTCTTATTACCATTCACTCAAACTACCCTACTTATTGGGGAGTTGGTAAATCTTGATTATGATGTATTGAATGGTAAGATTAAGATTAAAGAAAAAAATACAGCAAGAAAAGATAGATATTCGAGCGTTGCATACGCTAATTATCTATGTGAACAAATTATAGAGGAAAAAAGGAAATCAGAGAAAAAAGTAGATGAATTTATCTTTTTCTGTTAGAAAGGAAGTGAAAAAATGGAAAATAAAGAAGTTGAAAAGACCGAAGATAAGGAAGTTGTAGACAGGTCTATATCAGATGAACATATAATGTTCGCATCAAGAGTTACGGATTCTACTGGAATAAGAAGTATTGAAAAAGCAAATAAGTCTTATTATAGACCATCAAACATTACTCCAGCACAGTTAAGTAGGCTATTGAATAACCCATCTTCAAATGTAGACGCATTGCAAGATGTTTCTGTAAAGATGACTCAACTTAATGGTATGCTAAAAGAGTTCATAAACTACAAATCCCTTATCTTGACACAAGACCATTACATCTACCCTACTGACAGTTTTAAATATAAAGATAAAGAATCTATATGGAAAGACGAGTTAAAGGTCGCTCAATACTTAGAAAGATATGGAATAAAGACTTTAAATAGGTGGTTGACTAAAAGGCTATTACAAAATGGTGAGGTATACATCTACAAGAGAGAAACAAGAGATGGTATTTTGATACAAGAAATGCCACAAAAGATATGTAAGATGTTGGTCTTAGATGAGTTTGGTATCTTTAGATATGGTATTGATGTATCGAAGATAACAGATGATAAGATAGATTACTTCCCAGAAGAAATAATTAATGCAAGACAAAGATTCCAAACAGCAAGTGATAAGAAACAATTAAATGATTTTGTTGACAATTACTATATAGTTGGTGATAGTGGGGCTGGCTTTCAGTTAAATCAATGGGAAAGTAAAGGACTACCTTATTATATCCATTTGTTTGCAGGGCTAATGAACCTTGCAGACGCAGAAGCCTTAGATAACCTAAATAACAAGTTAGATAATTATAAATTACTACATCAAGAAATCGCAAAAGATAAAGATGGAAAAATGGTAATGAGTGGAGAGGTTGTTTACAATTATCACCAATCAATTAAGAGTGTTTTACCAGAGGGTATTGCTGTTGTATCTACCCCTATGGACTTAAAGGCTATCCCATTGGGAGATAATAAGCTAAAGACCTATGAACACTCAAACAATATTAAGAAAACTGTATATGACAATGCAGGTATTTCAGATGACTTATTTAATGGTAATTCCAAAACCAATGAGTCTACTATCCTAAGTTCTATTATAGACACGCTTGTTCCTATTGAAATACAGGGACTTTTGGAAAAATGGTTTAATTATGAACTTAGACAAAAGTTTAAAAAAGGTGGTTGGAGAGTTAGATTTATTGAAACTTCCTACTACAATAAGCAAAAAGCCATTCAGACGGAAAGAGAAAATCTTGCTGTCTATGGTTCTAAGAAGAAATATTTAGCAACACAAGGATTTAGTCCATTGGAAGCTCTTAATATTCTACATAGTGAATCATTGCTTGATTTAGAAGAATATATGAATCCAATGTTAACATCACACACAATTAGTAGTGGTGGCAGACCTTCAAATGCTGACAATCCTAGCTCTACCTCTATAAGTGAGCAAGGAGATTAGGAGGTATTAAATGAAGATGTATGTAATATCTGAAAATCGTGAGGAAATGATAAAAGCTGGGTACAAGGAATTGATTAAGTATCCACAAGAAAAAAGAAAAACACTATATTTATTTTTAAATTTAGGAAAATACAACGAGCTTTCAGAAAAAACAAAAAAGAAATTGGTTTATACTAACAAGCTATTCCTGTAGGGTTATCCCCTACTTTTTTTTATATTCAAAAACAATAATAAATTGGAGGTGCAGATTTTGAAAAAAAGAGCAAACATGAGTTGTCTATTTTCTCAATCTACAGAGCCAATCAGTTCAAATCTAGTACCTGTAAAGCTAACTTTACTACATGATGACTTGAATAGAAACAGTTCAAGCTTAAGCATGGACGCTATTAAGATGGCAGAACCTAGCTTAAAAAACAAACCAATCTTGGCTTATATAAGAAAAGATGAAAATGGTGAGTTTGACTTTGCAGGACATGAAATTGAAATCACTCTTAGCGAAGATGGCGTAAAGACTACATATCTTGAAAGACCTGTAGGAATTATCCCTGAATCAACTAAGGTGGAATATATTTCAAAAGATGGCAAGATATATGCCGCTTGTAATGGTTATATCTACAAGGATTATTCAAACGAAACACTTGAATTGATTGAAAAAACTAATGGTAAGTGTGTAAGTGTGGAACTATCTGTTGAGGACGGACATATCGACATGGACTCAATATTCCACATAACAAAGTTTGATTATCTAGGGGTTACAATCTTATCAGATGATGTAACTCCTGGTATGGATGAAAATTGTAGAATTGAACTTTTTGGCAATCTTGAAGATTATCAAGAATTTATAGACAAGGCTAAGAATGATGTATTCTCTTTTGAGCAGGGAGGCGAAGAACCTATTTCTGAACCAGCAGAGCCAACTGTAGACCCAGACGAACCTGTGGTTGACCCAGTTGAACCTACTGTTGAGCCAGAAGAACCAAAAGGAGAACCGACTACAGAACCAACAGAACCTACAGTAACTTCGGAAGAACCTGTGGTAGAACCAGATGAACCTGTAGTAGAACCAGAGCCAATAGTGAATACAGAGCCAGACTACTCTATTTTCAATGAATTGTTCGATACAGAGATAAAGAGTCTTGATGAGTTAAAAGAAGTCTTTATTTCTACCCTACAAGAAATGAGAAATGAAATAGACTCTCTACAAGAATACAAAAGGGTTAATGAAACAGCTAAGAGAGAAAACGAGGTTGCAGAACTAATGAATAAGTTCTCTATTGAAGATGATTCTATCGAAGAACTAAAAGCTAAAGCTCTCAACTTTGAGATTGAAGTTTCTGACCTTGAAAAAGAGTTATATGTAATAGCTGGTAAGAGAGCTATGAGTAAAAAAGATAAGGCAAACTTCTCTTTCAATGGAATTAAATTGGAAGATAAGAAAAATAAAAACAATAAACAAGAAAATCTTTACAATGGACTGCTAGATGATGTTCTTGGTTATAAATAATAAAATTTACGGAGGTAAACAATAATGGCATTAGTAAATATAACAAAAAATCCATTTTCTGAACCAATTTCAGTAAGATTCGCTGAAACTACTGCAACTGAAAATGGAGCGTTTGTTGCAATAACAAAAGATAAGAACGAAAAAGAAAGAGATGTATTTAAGGCTTCTAAGCTTGCTGCGAAAAATCTTGAAATCGCTGTAATCACAGAAACATTCCATCCTTATACTGCTCTTGAAAAGGAAGAAGATATAAAGATAGCTAAAGATGGTGTTTACAGAGCTATACCAGTAAAGCTTGGTGTAGAAATAGCTGTAGCAGAAGACTTTGTTAAGGGTGCTGTTGAGGTTGGAGATGCTGTTAAGCCAGTTGCTAACGGACATCAGGTAGAAAAGTCTGCTGATGGAACAGACGCTATTGGTTATGTAATTGGTAAGCCAGTTCTTAATGGGCAGAAGTCTGTTGAGATAAGGTTTATATAATTTAGTGAGGTGATATAGATATGAATACAGATTTAAAGACACTAGCATTAGATATTTATAAGAATAAAGTTAAGACTTTTACTAAAGAAGATGGCACAGTAATAGATGCAAATGACGCTCTAAGACAGTTGTTTGATGCAAAGACTGGTGGAGATAGAAGCTATAGAGCTTTTAATAAGATAAAGGATGAATTTTTTGAAATCCTAGAAGTCTTAATCACAGAAGGTACATCTACTATAAGTAGAGAAGTATTTAAGGATATAATGGTGTTTAAGGATACTGCTTATGGTGAGAAGCCAGAGTTTATAGCTGAAACTCCAGAGCTATTTGATGTATCTGTTGTGGCTGCTTCAAATGATAACATCAGAAGGGAAAGAGTGTTCAACAACCATATACCAACAGTTGCTTTTGACCTAGGACTTAAGACTTATACTGAATATGACGCTTTTATGCTTGGTAGGATAGACCTTAACGCTCTAATTGATAAGGTTATTGCTTCTTTCAATAAGAGAGTTGCTGAAAAGATAGGTGAAGTATTCTCTAAGGCTTATGACAACATTAGTGTTGCTGAACTTAAGGTTACTCATACTACTGTTGATGAAGCTAAGTTGCTAGAATTATGTGAAAAGGTTGGCGAAGGTGCTGTTATCTATGGTTCTAAGCTTGCCCTTTCTAAGATACCTTCAATAGCTGCATATGCTGTTGATTCAGATGATGTAAGAAATGTTGGTTATGTTAGACAGTTCAAGGGTGTTAAGTGCGTTGAACTAGAAAATGTTTACAACAAGGATACTAAGTCATTCGCTATAGCTAACGATACCCTATTCGTTATCCCTAATGGTGATAAGATAATCTACGGTGGTTTTGAAGGTGATGCTTATGTTATAGACAACCTAGACAATCCGACTGCTAGACTTGACAGACAGCTAGAGTTGACTTATGTAAGAAGATTACACTTAGGTATAGGTGTAACTAATAGATATGGTGCTTATAAGATAGCCTAATATTTAGTTTATACGGGGAGCGTTTTAGCTCCCCCTTTTATATAAAAGGTAAGGAGAAAAATTATGGCAAAAATATTGAGAAAAGCAATTAAGAGTTCAACTAGTTCAAATCCCAAAAATGCTGAAATCAAAAGATGGCTAAATGAGAATGAGGATTTTATAACAGTTGAGCTGATAAATTTAACAACAGGGGTAGCTTGCTTCACAGACCCTAGAACAAGAGAAACTTTTGAGTGGAGTGCTAGCGGGGACACAAAAATCGTAAGTCTTAAAACTGTACTTTCAATGCTTAGTACATCTAAGGAAATGCTTAGGTCATTATCTTTGGGAATTGTAACACTTTACAATACAGATGACGAGTACACTTTTGAGGAAATAATAGATACATTAGGGTTAGATTTTGCCTATGCCCCATTTAATTATGATGTTACTAATATAGACGGACTAATTATAGACTCAAACTTAGATGAGTTCTCTGAATTTTGTGAGAAGCTATCTACAAGTATTCTCCTTTTAGTCTTCTCAAGATACTTATATCTTAGGACTGAAGGTGAAGTAAACGATAGAAATAAAGAGAATATCCTTGCAGGGATAACTGGAAAAGGATATTTGTTTGAATAATACTAATATTTGAGGAGGTTTGCATGACAAAAGTAGAATGTATTTACGATATTTTTCTTTCTCAAATAGATGATGAATTATTTGCTTTGTTAAGACCAGAGGTCGCAAGACGAGAACTTCATAAATATTTAATCGGAGCAATTGCTAAATTCAAGACTTGCAAAAAGGATTTAACTATATTAGGATATGACTTCTCCGAAATGAGTATTGACTTAGGAGAAAGTGAGATAGAAATACCGGAAAATCATTTAGAAGGTATTGAGATTATAGGTGAGCAAACAGGAATAGAATATAAAAAAGGAATAGACTGGAATCTTAATACAAATAGAATTGAGTTTGAGATTCCAATGGCAGAACCTAGCAAGATATACTTCTATGATAATGGATATTTTGAAGCTGACTTGACTAATGAGGAAATATTTATTTTGGCAGAAGGAATGATTTTCTATTGGCTACATCCTAAGCTTAATAGAGAGGACAACCTTAGACAGATGGTAACAGATAGTGATTTTAAGAAACTATCTGGAGCTAATATGCTAGACAAGGTTATCAAGTTATATGAGAAGAACAAAAGAAGTTTTGAATTAGATGTTATTGACTATTCATATAATGGGTTTGGGGGGTTCAACTAATGACTTGTGGACTTCGCTATATGAATGACTACCAAAATAGAGTCCTTAGAAATAAAAAGCTAGAATCAATAAAAGATGTTGAGTTACAGAGGGCTAAAGATGGCTTTAGAAAATATTTAGAAACATCTGTTACAGCTAAGGAATTGCAAGTAACAGACATTGATGAGGTTTGCATAACCAACAAGACTAAAACTGCCCTAATCGCCATCAATGATGTGGCGAATAATGACGATACATCTCTTGATGAAAAGGAAATTTTTACAGAATTGGACTTAAATGTTGGAGTTGGCTGTTATGTAAGATTCGATAATTGCGACTGGCTAATAACATTTCAAGAGCATCAACCAGTAGGTGCAAAAAAACACTTCATAATGAGAAAGTGTAACAACTACTTCTCTATTAAATATGAAGGTGAGATTTACAAGATACCAATATCAGTTGAAAACTTAACTATGTATTCAGATGGTGTTGCAGATGGTCTGTTTATGTCCCATATGGACTCTAAGAAACAAATATGGTATGGTTCTAATCCTATAACAAGAAGTTTAGGTGAAGGTTTTAGGGTCTTATTGACTCACAGAACTGCATTTAGAATCACTCATATAAATGATTTTGAATACAATGGACTGATTAAATCTCTAGTTTTACAGACAGCTATCATTAATGGTGATGACTCCTCTACTCTACTAGCTAATAATGAAAAATACTACAACAGTAGATATGCTGATGATAACGAAGAATCACCAGAAATTCCTCTTGACAAGATTCAGGGTGAAACAAAAATTACTCTTGGTGAGGAAATAGAATACACAATTAAGTTATCAAGCAAACATCAAACTGCTAGATGGGAAATTGAAAATAAAGACGCATTTACTTTGGTATCACAAACAGAATCAAATATTGTTATTAGAGGTTCATTCGACTTTAAACTTATAGGACAAAAGATGAAAATAAGTGTCTATGACTTTACCTCTAATGAATTGATTGATGAGATTACAGTTACATTGAGGAGGTAGGTATGGCACTAATAGGATATGCAAACAAAGTTACTGCCGATATTTACTCAAAGTTAATGAGTGATGAGGACATAGTCAAACTTCTCTATTACAACAATGTATTGGATACTGATATTAAAGAATTGCCAACTGTAAAGAACCCAGTCAAAGAGTTAAAAAAGAAAGTCTTTATGAATAGAAGAATCGAACAGTTGCAAAGAGAATCAGATATTATGGTAAGCGTAAGTGTTTACAGTAAAGAAAATTGGAAGGAAATGGGACACTCTCATGACAAGACCTTAAAGAATATCATTGAAATTGGTGTCTGTGGACATCAGGCTTGTGATAACACAGTCAATGGTTCAAGAGTGTTGGCAGTAATTGAGTTGGTTATAGGACTCCTAACTGGTTTAGGGGTTGAGAGCATAGGACAAGTCAATTTCTTAAATATGTATAAGACAAAAGATTTGCCAATTGAATACAATGGCTACCTAATGTATTTCAGAACAGATAACATCAATAGAGGTGAGTAATGTTAGAAAATAGATTGGTAGCAGGATTAGATATAGATTTATCAACATACGATTTAGGAATGATTAAACAACCAACTGTTAGACAATTAGTAGAACTTCCATTTGGGGATTCCGATATGCTCTCCCCATTTATAATGATTGAGCAATACTTCAATCAAATATATGATACTCTTGATAACAACGAAGATTTGATGAATTTTTCCAGGATTGACTGCTTAAATCCCCTTGAACAGATGTCGAGAGGGATAATTGCAGAAGAATATGAGAAAGACAAGCAAATATATTACAATGATGTTTACATAGATAGAAAAAAAAGATATAGTTTTTTCGATATTTATTTTACAATGCTTATGCTCTTTTTTGATTGTAGTGAGAAAGATATTACCATTGGAGTCGAGGACTCTCATACTATTATAGTTATTAAAGACAAGGCTATAATCAATAGGGACAATATAGCAATTTTAAACAAAATCATACTAAGATTTTTTGATATAGATGTAAAGACTTTATCCGAAACAGAAGATGACCCTTGGGAAGAGCAAACTGGTAGTGATAGAGAAAAAGAATTGATAAAGAAATTCAAAGAGAAAGAACAAAAAAGACGAGAAAAGAACACTATGCACTTATGCGACTATATTAATATCGTAGTTCATCACGATAATAGGAATCACGCAGATGTATTGGATTGGACTTATTACCAATTAATCTCTACTGTCAAAATAGGAAGATTAAAAGATAACTCTGATATTGGTATAAAGGTTATAACAACTGGTATGAGTGGACTCTCTTTAGAGGATATAGTGGACTGGCAAAAAGAATCTAAGTTAGATATAGACAACTCTATTTATTAGGGTTGTTTTTTATATAAA